AGCACGGTTTGGGAGGGGCTTTGTGCAAACCTGTCATCGAAAGATGATAAGGCGGCACACTGCTACCTCACGAACGGAAGCTGGTGGAAGCCCTGACCGAAGAAAACATTTTCCGGCAGCTGGCAACCGTCATCAAAACTTCCTCTGGTGATCGAAAGATTCCCATCGTTACTTCTAAGGGCGAAGCTGCTTGGATGGATGAGGAGGACGCATATAAGCTGTCGGATGATACCTTTGGACAGGCTTCCCTCGGTGCATACAAGGTCGGTACGGCAATTAAGATCTCTGAGGAACTGCTGAATGATGCTGCTTTTGACCTGCCGTCCTATATTGCAAAGGAATTTGCAAGAAGAATCGGTGCAAAGGAAGAAGAAGCTTTCTTCATTGGTGATGGCAAGGGCAAGCCGACTGGTATCTTTGCTGCAACGGGCGGTGCAGAGAGCGGAGCAACTACCAGTACTGCAAATATCACTTTTGATGATGTTCTGGAACTGTTCTATTCTCTGAGAAGCCCGTATCGTAAGAAAGCTGTATGGGTACTGAACGATTCCACAGTAAAGGCACTTCGTAAGCTGAAAGACAGCACTGGCAATTACATCTGGAATCCGTCTGTACAAGCTGGCGTTCCGGATACCATTCTCAATCGTCCGTACTACACTTCCAGCTATGTGCCGGAAATCAAGGCTGGTGCAAAGTGCCTTGCTTTCGGCGATTTCAGCTATTATTGGATCGGCGATCGTCAGGGACGTTCCTTTAAGCGACTGAATGAAGTATTTGCAATGAATGGTCAGGTTGGATTCCTCGCATCTCAGCGTGTCGATGGCAGACTGATTCTGACCGAAGCCGTAAAGACACTTGGCATGAAAGCGTAATCAGAGAAAGGGGTTGGAGTGGGTGGTAACTTTACAGGAAGTCAAACAGTATCTGCGGATTGATTTTGAAGATGATGATACATTGCTTCTCTCCCTTATTTCAACTGCAAAACAGCTGGTAATGGATGTGGGAAGAATGGACGAGGAACGCTTTTCAGAAAACGAAGATGTGGTACGAACAGCAATGCTCTACACGGTTTCTTATCTCTATGAAAACCGCAATACTGCAGACTTTTCCAAGCTGACATTAACGCTTCGTGCCATGCTGTTTGCACAGCGAGAGGATGTGATTTGATGGAAATTGGAACACTGAATCAGAGAATCATCTTTCTGGAGAATCGTGTTGTTACAGATGAAATCGGCAATCACACCGCTGTGTGGGACGAAGCCTTTTCCTGCTGGGCAAAAGTGACTTTGAAAGCTTCTTCGGAGCATACGGACGCTGGTGTGACCAAAGAAACACAGACACTGGAATTCCTCATTCGGCAAAGTCAGCACTGGATGCCGTCTGTAACAGGCAACCGAATCTTGTTTCGGGATGTCACATACAACATCACCAGTGTTACACCGGATTATCTGCACAAGGATTATCTGAAACTTGCTGCAGAAGCCAGAAAGGCAGGGCAAAATGACCAGTATTGACGATCTTGCAGAAGAAATCATGCAGGGCTTGCAGGAATATGCAGACCTTGCAGATACTGCCATGAAAAAGGCTGTCCGGAAAACCGCCACGCAAGTGAAAAACGAGATTTCCGCCAATGCTCCGAAGGACACCGGAAAATATGCAAAAAGCTGGGCAACGAAAAAGACTGGCGAAAACAGTCACTCTTTGGAGATGACAGTACATTCTAAAAACAGATATCAACTGGCACATCTTCTGGAAAAGGGGCATGCCAAGCGTGGCGGTGGTCGGGTATCCGGCAAACCGCATATTGCTCCTGCGGAAGAAAACGGTGTACAGTTGCTGGAGCATTTAATCGAGGAGGCGTTGTCATGACCTACGAACAAATCGCAGAAATGATGGAGGAAATGGGACTGCCTTTCGCCTATCATCATTTTGCCGAAGGCGAGAGTCCTGCACCGCCTTTTCTGCTGTTCTTATCTCCCGGAGAGAATACGTTTTCGGCAGATAATTTGGCATATTTCAGTTGCAAACAACTGGACATTGAATTGTACACAGACAAAAAGCAGCCGGAATTGGAAGAACAGGTGGAGTCAGTGCTTTCCCAGCACGAGATTTATTATACAAAAACAGAAACATTCATTGATTCGGAAGAATTGTATGAAGTACTCTATGAGATGGAGGTTTGATCTATATGGCAATGGAGAAAAACAAGGTAAAATTCGGTCTGAACAAAGTTCACTATGCAAAAATCACTTCTTATGATGAAGAAGGTGTACCGACTTTTGCAAAGCCAGTTCGCATTCCCGGTGCAGTGTCGCTGTCTATCGATGCAGAAGGTGAAGCATCCAATTTTTACGCTGACGATGGTGTGTACTATGTGATCAACAATAACTCTGGTTACACCGGCGATCTTGAAATCGCATTGGTTCCGCTTGAGTTTGCGACAGACATTCTCGGTGAGAAACTGGATGAAAAGGGCGTTCTCACGGAAACCAATACTGCAGAAGTATCGCAGTTTGCCCTGCTGTTTGAATTCAGCGGCGATAAGAATAAAATTCGACACTGTCTGTTCTGCTGCTCTGCCTCTCGTCCGGCAACAGAATCCAGCACCATTGAGGACGAAAAGGAAGTTAAAACAGAAACGCTGTCTTTGACCGCAACGGCGTTAAACAGTGGTTTGGTAAAAACTAAAACCTGTGAGAAAACGGATGCTGAGGTTTATGAGAACTGGTACAAGGCGGTATATATGCCAAATCTGGCTGCCGCTGTACAGAGTGGTAAGGCATCCGCAGCATCTGTGAAAGCGTAAGGAGGGTGCAGTATGGCAATTCAGAAGAACATCACCATTGATGGGATTGATGTGCCGTTTAAGGCAAGTGCGGCAGTTCCCAGACTGTATCGTCTGAAATTCCGCAGAGATATTTATCAGGATTTTGCAGCACTGCAAAAGTCTGTGGGAGAAAATACAGAGGAATCCTCCGCACTGGATATTGAAAGCCTTGAGGTATTTGAGAACATCGCCTACATCATGGCAAAACACGCTGCTCCGGAGAATGTTCCTGATAATCCGGACGACTTTCTGGAACAGTTCAACACATTCAGCATCTATGAGATCTTGCCGCAGCTGATCGATCTCTGGGGTTTGAACGTAGAAACACAGGTCAAGTCTAAAAAAAACATCGCCCGATTGACCGACCGATGACCACACCGCTGTTTTTGCTGCGGTGCGTTCAGCTTGGTTTGTCAATGGGCGATTTGGATTTTTTGACCATTGGTCTGGTGAATGATATGTTCACCGAACGGGAGAATGACGAGTGTCATTATGATGTGCTGGCAGATCAGAGTGACTTTGATAAGTTTTGATAGGAGGTGAGAATTGTATGGCTAATAGAATCAAAGGCATCACCGTAGAAATCGGCGGTGATACCACCAAGCTGTCAAAAGCACTGGAAGGTGTCAACAAGGATATCAAGGGTACACAGACGCAGCTGAAAGATGTCCAGAAGCTGCTGAAGCTTGATCCCACCAACACCGAACTCTTGTCCCAGAAGCACAAGCTGCTGGCAGATGCGGTGTCTGCCACCAAAGAAAAGCTGGAAGTACTGAAAACTGCGGCAGAACAGGCAAACACTGCTCTTGCAAATGGTGAAATTTCACAGCAGCAGTATGATGCTTTGCAGCGGGAGATCATCGAAACCGAAAATGAACTGAAACGCCTGACCACAGAAGCAAACAATTCTCACACCGCCTTGGAAAAGATGGGCGTTCTGGGTGAAACGCTGCAGTCCGCCGGGGACAAAATTTCCGGTGTGGGACAAAAGCTGCTGCCAGTCACAGCTGGTGTCACGGCTCTGGGAACCATTGCCGTGAAAACTGGTGCGGATTTCGATTCCGCCATGTCAAAGGTGGCAGCTGTGTCCGGTGCGACCGGTTCAGAGCTGGATGCTCTCCGGGAAAAGGCTCGTGAAATGGGCAGCAAAACAAAATTCTCTGCAAGCGAGGCTGC